TCAAAGAAGTCTGTTAATACATTTTGAAGCGCTTGCTGTTCTTCCGCAGTCCGAACGCTATGCGAACGCATTAACTTCGCAAGGTCATTGGATAAAGGTAATTCATCCAGGTAATAGCTATCTAGAAGCTGGCGATAAATGCCATGCTCTAGCAAGCTCAAATGTCCTGTATCTTTACGATAGTCGGCTATGTTATGAGGGTAATAGTGCATTTCAGTCCTTTTTGAATAGGTCAGGTCTGAGCATTTCTCTAGTTAAACGAAGCTCTGAAAGCTCCTCAATTTGTCGCAAATACTTAAATGGAATCTTTGTAGAGTTCCATAAATAGATGGTTTGGGGCTTAATTCCAAGCTTCTCAGCAAGGTTTACTAGGCTTCCAAACTCAATTTTTAATAAATCTGATGGGTTCATATCTTCTCCTTTTCCGTAATCATATACCAAAACTATAAGAAAATGCGAGCATTAGGGAATCTACCTATAAAAATAATTGAAAAAAACTATTGCAAACCTAAAAAATGGTCTATACTGGCATTACTTAAACAAGTTGATGAAGGAGAAAGTGATGAAACTACTAGACGCAATCGGTGTAATTCTTTTAGCTGTTCTGTTAGCTGCAATGTTTGTATATGGAGGGCTCTAATCATGGGAATGTCTAGACATGATGCCTACTACGAACCTGAAGATTACGATAACCGTTCAGACGAAATTGAAGAAAGAGCTTGGGAACTGATGAAAGTCGGTGGCAAGTTTGACTACAGAACTACCAGCGCTATTGCTGAAGCTTTAAGCGAAATGGGAGTTGATGACGATAAAGCGCTCCAAGCTGTCATTGATTCAGGCGACTACGAAGCTTTAGGTCGTAAATTAATTGCAATGTCTTGCGATTACATGGAAAAAATTGCAACAGAAGTAGCTGAATTTGAAATTAACGATTAAGGGATGAATATGAAAACATTTAATGAACTACGCTTGATTAATGTCAATGAGCATACGGAACGGAAGGGTAAATTTACCTACCTTTCTTGGACTTGGGCAGTAGACCAGCTTCTACAAAACGACCCATCAGCAACTTGGACTTTTGGCGACCCTGTTTATTTTAATGAATCAGTCATGGTGTTTTGCACCGTTACCGCAATGGGTAAATCTATGACTTGCCAAATGCCTGTTATCAATAATACAAACAAGGCCATTTCTAACCCTAATGCAATGGATGTAAATACCGCAATGATGCGTTGCCTTGTAAAGTGCATCAGTTTATTTGGTATTGGTCTATACATTTACGCTGGGGAAGATTTGCCTGATGAAGAACCAGTAGACCTATCTACAGAAGCCGATAAATGGGTTTTAGCGATTAGCGGTTGCAAATCAATGGATGAACTCAAAGAAATCTATGGAGCTGCTTATAAAGCCCTTTCTAAAGACAAATCAGCAGTTGAAAAGCTGGCTAGTGCAAAAGACCTTCAAAAAGGCACATTAATGGCGCTTCAATCATGAATACTTTTCAATTAAACATTTCTCAAGAAAATGAAAAAGGTAATTTAGATAATTTTTATTATCAAAAGTTTTTTGACAATCATGGAGTGGGAAAAATTCGTGAAATTATTCGGATTGTTAATGAATTTGCTCCTGAATCTAAATCTTTTGAATATAAACCGCCTATTGGGTTAAATTTGGCAGTTTTAAATTCAATGACAGAAGAAGCCATGCAAGCATCAAAATTGTCAGGTTCATCAATAAATGCTGAGTTAGTTCATATTTTTAATAAATGGTTAGCGGAGCGAACATGAACTGGGCTGACAAAATAGCACTTACCGCAGCAATAGTAGCTTCTGTAATCCTAATGTCTGCTATTAGGCTTGCTTTGCGCTTGGGGGGAATATGAACGCATACGAATGGTCGCATAAACTATATAAAACAGGATGGATTGTTCCGTTAAAAGAAACTGAATTAATGGAAGTTGCAGATATGCTTCGCCAACAAGCAGACACCGCCAAAGAACAAGGAATAGTAAATCGTGCTTTGATGGAAAGAATTTTAGAACTTGAAAAAGAACTGGCTTATACAAAAGCTATGCAAGGAGTAACTTTTAAATGAATGATGAGAAAAAAGAAGCTGTTGCGTGGATTGCTGTCGGTGAAAATAAAAATGTATTTTTTGATTTAGATACCGCTTTAAGCATTGATGCCAACCCAATTCCACTCTACACCACACCACAAACAAAGCCATTAAGTGATGATGAAATACTAATTGAAGCAAAATATCAGCCAAATTTAGGTTATTACCTTGCTTGTGAATTTGATGTTTTGGAGTTTGCTAGGGCAATAGAAGCTAAAGTAAGGGGAGAGAAATGACTACATTTACTACAGAAGATAGAGTTGCTGTAGAGCAAAGAAGCGCTGAATGGTTTGCTATGAGAGCTGGAAAAGTAACCGCTTCTAGGGTTGCTGACATACTAGCAAAGACAAAGACTGGGCCTTCTGCAAGTCGGCAGAATTACCTTATTGAACTAGCCCTACAGCGAACTACAGGGGTCATTCAAGAATCTTACTCTAATAGCGCAATGGAATGGGGAACTCAAACAGAACCCCAGGCACGAGTGGCTTATGAAGTTGCAACAGGGAACTTTGTAGACCAAATAGCTTTTGTAGACCATCCAAGCATTGAATGGTTTGGTTGTTCTCCTGACGGTCTAGTAAATGACGGTCTTATAGAAATCAAATGTCCTAACTCAGCAACGCATTGGGAATACTTTAAGGCTAAAGAACCTCCTAAAAAATACTTTATTCAAATGCAAGCGCAAATGGCTGTAACTGGAAAAGATTGGTGCGACTTTGTTTCATTCGACCCAAGGATGCCTGAGCGCAGCCAGTTGCTAATAGTGCAAGTCCAAAGAGTTAAAGAGTTCATTCTCTATATGGAAACAGAAATTAAGCAGTTTTTAGACGAAGTAGAAGCAGAAGTTCAACAAATGAAAGGGATGTAAAGATGGCTATCAAATGGTATGTAAAAGCTCCAGTTTCTGAATATACGGACAAAGAGGGTAAAGTTAAAAAGCGTTATCAGACTATTGGAATCGTTACTGAAACCTCTAAAGGCGATTTAATGATGAAACTAGAAATGATTCCGCTTCTAGGAATGAAGGAAGGCTCTATTTGGGCTTATTTGAATGTTCCTGAAGAAAAGGATGGAACAAGCAAAGCTCCTTTAAATACTGGTGCTGGCGGTGGATTGCCTGATGACGAAATTCCATTCTAAGGAGAAATAAATGGGCTATTTAATCGGAATCGCTTGTTTTTTTGCTTGGTTAACGCATATTTTTTTCTGTTTTAGCCATGTAGCTTGGGGTTTTTTAATCGCAGGAGCATTGTTTTTCCCAATCGGAATCCTGCATGGTTTTTATATTTGGTTTCAATAGGAGAGATTATGCAAACACCTTACATTTGGACTAAATCAGGAACTGATATTGAAATTCGCTGGAAACAGCATGGCTGGGTAAGACCTAGCACATTGCCTGAATATCAAGCAAAATGGAAGTATTACAAAGAAATTCCATTGAGGGAGTTAAAGAATGGCAACTAAACTAACGGTAAAAGCGCCTGCTATCAAAGAGAAGTCAGGCAAAGTCATTGTGGCTAAGTCCAAGGCCTACAGTCATGATGAGCTTAAAAAGATGGCAGGCAAAGAAGCAAAAGGCGCAAAGCATGAGTTTGAGCTTTCTAATGGCAGAATTGTTACTCGCAAAGTAGCTGCAAAAGTTGCAGAAAAAGCTGGCGAAGTTCCTAAGTCTGTTGGTAAAAAGCTACATTCACATGATTTGCGTAATGCAGCAGGAATCAAGAAAAAGAAGATGTAACATGACAAATGATGAAGCCATGCTATTCGGAGCTATCGTGATGATAGGAACGGCTTTCATCATTATTTATTTAATCGGACAAGATAATGACAAGTGAAGATATACCTTTTGCAGGCAATGTAAAAGTTCCTAGTGATGAATGCGAAGAAGCATTTTTTGCTATTTACCCTGACTTTTTTTATGAGAACTCAACAGCTCTAGTTTTATGGGTTCAGGCATGGCAAGCAGCTCTAGACCATATTGAAAACAAAAAGCCAATAATTCAGCTAATTTGAGTTCCATAGACCAAACAGAAGAAGGGCCACGCAATCTCATTTCTTTAAAGGAATTTGAGAAGAAAAAGTATGCCCTTCAAGTAGAGCTTTTAAAGTGGCAACACCATGTCAAAGACAAAGGTGAGAAGCACATTATCATTTTTGAAGGCAAAGATGGAGCTGGCAAAGGTGGCACGATTAAGAGGTTTATGGAGCATTTAAACCCTAAATCCGCTAGAGTTGTTGCCCTTGATAAACCTACAGAATCAGAGCGCCAGCAATGGTATTGGCAACGCTATATCAAAGAACTTCCCAAGTCAGGAGAAATCACCTTTTGGGATAGGTCTTGGTATAACAGGGCTACCGTTGAGAAAGTAATGGGATTTGCTACTGAAGGTGAAGTAGCTTTGTTTTTATGGGAAGCTCCTGTAATTGAAGAAATGCTTGCAAATAACGGCTTTAAGATTATTAAGTTTTGGCTTAATGTCAGCAAAAAAGAGCAATCTAGGCGCTTTAAAGAAAGGCAGAGCAACCCTTTAAAACTAGGGAAAATGTCGCCTATTGACAGGGTTAGCCAAGAAAAATGGAAAGAATATTGCGAAGCAGAAGATATTATCTTTGCTAATACAAAAAATTGGATAAGAGTAGATTCTGACTGCAAGAGAACCGCTAGGCTTGCTTGCATGAGCGCAATCATTAATGAATATGACTATGCAGGCAAATTAAGCCCCTAGAATATCCATTGCTTTATGGATGCGGTTTATGCGGTCATCAATACCCAAAGTTCCACCATTAATCCGCTTGGTCATCGTAGTCCAATCTTCAGCTTCAGCAAGCGCATTTAAGCCCTTTTTGTTCCAAAACCAGCCTGCCGACATACAAGCCCACTCAGGCTCTAAAAGAAGCCCAGGTTGCGTTGTAAAGGGTTGACCTAGTGCATCACCACATACTTGATAGTTTGAGCGCCCTGTAAGCTGGATAACACCTCTGCCATGAAATTTCCACCCATCGCCATCTTGAGAGTTCCCAAGGTCAGCTCTACCGCCATAAACCTTGTTTGCAATCATTTCAGGATTATTAGCGTATTTATCAGCAGTAGCTTGGTCAAAACGACTAGGCCATACACGCATTAAAGACCCTGAAGAATAATGAAGGTTTTCTTCTAAAGTCTTAAAGTTGTTTGATTCATGCTGGCATTGACCTATAAAGGCAGCTTGTCGCTTAGGTGTATCAATGCCATATTTAGCAAAAGTATCGTTTAAAGGTTGTAGCCACTTTGAATCAATGCCCAAAGCTTGTAGTTGTTCGTTTGTCATTTAATAGAATCATATTGTTGATAACAGGCTTCTAAGGCTGTCCGCAATCCGTCTGCCCTAGCAGCTTCCCTTGTAAGAAAGATTGCATCCTCGGCAGAAAGGGACAACCCAGTTCCGTCTTTTCCATTGCTGGCTTCTGTGGCACGATTGGGTCGTGAACGCAAGCTGACAAGAGCATCAGCAAGCTGATTGTTGATATTAGCAATTTGAGCATCTTTTTCTTTCCTTATTTTGTCAGCATCGGATTGATATTGATGCTCTTTTTCTCTAATAGATTTTTCTTCAGAAGCTTGTTGATGTTGGCAACCTGAAACAAAGCCACCGCAAAATAGGCTTATAGCAACTAAAGCATAAATGGCATAAATGTTCATCTAAAGCCACTTATTCTTGGTGAAAATACAAATGTAGCTTGCACAGGATTTGGTTTAGGAGAAACATTATCATCCACAAGAACACGAATATTCCAGCCAAAATTACAGTAGATACAACGATTAGTAGAAAATATGCGCTTGATATACACGAATTGAAACAATCCACAGGAATTGACATATAGCCACCCTTCTTTTGCATTATCGTTG